GACATAGCTAGGATCGCTAGCGGCCCGTCCTGGTAGTACTATGGTGAGAGGCCCTTAGTTAGAAAAGCCTATAACTGCGTGTTTTTAATTCCTTTCATTACACAGTTACGGTAACCAGATCTAACCGATTTTGATGGTCACATTTGTGACATAGTGTAAGGCACAACCTAATGTTCCTAGGTGATACAACCAGCATTTTAACGAGTGCCTAGCTCGTGCTAAATTCTTAGAGTTCCACACTGAAGTAGTCACTTGACATAACAACTTCTTTCCACCACCTTTGACCCCTTGTTAAATCCGGGTTTTCAACTAAAGGTTCTCCAAGATCTCTTAAAGCGGTAAGCATTTGTGCACTCTTTTCCTCCCACACATCTGGAGAGTGCAAGGAGAGTTCTCTAAAAAAGAATACCAAATTGTCAGAAAATATCTTCCTAAATAAAGGACCTCGTTTAGTCCACTGAGGAGTATTGTGTAAGGTGTTTAAATCTAGGGGACATAGTACCTCTTTACCATCAAACCTAAACCCTCTCTTAAGAAAGGAAACTGTCGAGAAATCTCTCCAATCCCCTAGAGCTGTTTTGGTATCAGATGTCATAGTAAAGCCTAGCTCTTTCACTGCTGTAGCTATAGATACGGGGTTGAATACATCTCTGATATCCGCATGGGCGGAGTAGATATTATCATCTCCTAAACAAACGAAACTCACTCGCGAGTGGAAACTATGCTTGTAAGTTATCTCTCGTGGAAGAACTCTATAGTAAGAGTATCTAAAAAGTAATTGGTTCGTGAGACAATTAACCACCAAGGTCAAATAAGATCCAGAAGGAAGAGACGAGAACCATTCGTACACTTTGTCCTGACAAATGTGTTTGGAGTTGTATACCTCGCAGAAAATAACTTCTCTGGCTTTTTCATGTTCTGTCAAACCTTGTTGACGATACCAATTTTGAATAATACCAAGAACTTCAAGCATAATAGTAGGATTGTTAGAAGCATCAAAAGCTTTAAAATCACTACTATCGACCTTGGTAGTCTTGAAGGAAGTGTCAAATCGAGACAGCTTATGAGCTAGTGTCTTCCATCCCTGGTATGGGTTGAGGGTAGAAGCATTCTCTTTATCAAGACACTCCGTAAAGAAGTATTCAACGAACTGTCCAAAGAGAGATTTCGTCACCGCAAACAACATGAAGGGAGTTCCGCAAAAGAGACGAGTATCCCAAGCTAGAACTTTTTCTTCGGATTTTGTCTCATCCTTTAAACTAAGTAAATAGTACCAGTCTAACCGGATACCTGCATTCGCCTTCATAATGACGAAATAGAACTCGTCCTTAAGTTTGTCATACGTCGCCTTATCAAAGTGAGGAGTATCTTTAGGTAACACCCTCTTCTTAATGTCCCTGTCCACAAATTTGTACGGGTAACCAGCAGATGTACTAACTGGAATACCGACTCTATTGGGTATCATTGGATGTCCATAAAGGACTTCCGAAAATTCAATAAAGTCTTTCAAATGAATTATGTCAGGAGGCGTGAGGAATGACTTCAAGTCTTCAACAGCCAGACTTAAACTCCTCTCTTCAGGATCCACATCCTTGAAACGAAGTTTGCTCAGGGCAGTGACTAGAGGATCATTCCCATCCTTGGGATATAGTCTAGCTGGCACCTTAGTAGGCTTCGGATAATGAGTTCTTTGTAAAGGAGATGGAACTATCTTCGTGGTATTGTAAGGTTCATGGTACTGCGGCGCAGTCCCAATTACCTCAAAAATAGGGGCATTCACCGCTCCTTGTAATTCCGGACACTCATCGCTGGGGATACACAAAGGAGGTGATAGCGCATCTCTCATTAACTCAATGCTCTCTTTGGTTATAAAGCTTGCATAGGCATTTCTAGATGAATAGCCTTTGGGAGTACCAGCGATGTGGAAACCCATTAACCTTCGAGCTGCGAACCTCGTGTCTCTTAGGTACAGAGGGGAACCGCAATCGCCCTTACCTGAATCAACAGAATAATGAATACCCTTGGCCATCTTAAGAACCCTAAAATCAATTTTATCTAAACGAGCCTCACTGATTATTGGTACGTCATTGAGACTCGGTAGACTAACCAGTATTGAAAGTCCCTGACTCGGTAGGTGACTAACGTCTTCATCTGTGAGAAAGTGTGGTATCAAGTCTTTCTTCGGAAAATTCATCTTATCAATTTTTACCATGACACAGTGCTCTCCATTCCTATCGAATTCAACACAGTCCGTGAAGAACTCAGGGATCGAGAAATCGTAGTCCTTCGGGGGTTTCCCCGGAGTTTCATACCTAAGTACGAGTCTACTCTCAGCACTTTCAGCATGCACATATCTAGCATCGGCCAGAAAGTGTTTTG